TTATGCGAACGGTGGCGGATTCGGTAACTTTGGTGGAGACGGTTGGTGGATTTTACTTCTTCTGCTCTTTGCTGGCGGTTGGGGCAATGGCTTCGGCGGCGGTATGTGGGGCATGGACGGTATTTATCCTTGGATGAATCAGGCTAACCTTACCTCAAACGGCTTCCAGAATCAGCTTCTTAACGACAACATTACAAGCATAAGAGACGGCGTACATGGCATTTCCACACAGTTATGTAACGGATTTGCCGGAGTAAATTCTACGGTATCAAACGGTTTCGCTCAGGCAGAAATCTCAAACAACGCACGTCAGATGGCGGATATGCAACAGATGTTTAGCCTGTCACAGCAGTTATCACAGTGTTGTTGCGACAACAGGCTTGCTACGGCTAACCTTAGTTCGGACATTGCAAGAGAAGCTTGTGCTACTCGCACGAACGATACGCAGAATACTCAGGCTATTCTTAACACAATCAATGGCGGCATACAGTCTATAAAAGACCAGTTGTGTCAGGACAAGATTGATGCCAAGAACGATGAAATTGCTAACCTTCGTCAGCAAGTAGCAATGAAAGACCTTGCGGCTTCACAGACTGCGCAGAACGCCTTTATTGCACAGGGACTTAACAATGAAGTAGACGCTCTTTACAACAGACTTTCTAGTTGTCCTGTTCCTTCTACGCCCGTTTACGGACGCACACCGATTTTCCAGTGCAACAGTGGATGCGGATGTAGCAACGGCACGTTCTAAAAGGGGGTGTCGTTATGGCAGAATATTTAACAAGAGACGAGGTTGTTTCGGCTGCGCTGAACACTCCAATCCCGTTTATTGATTCTATTCCTTGCACAAGAGGGTATATTTTTCATCAGAACGGCACAGGAATTTTTGTTCTGCGAGGGATAACGAATAACTGTTTTGCACGCTATGAAGTAGTGTTCACGGGCAACATAGCAATTCCCGAAGGCGGAGCGGTTACACCGATAGCAACCGCCGTTGTGGTTTCCGGGGAACAGAGGGAAGGTAGCAGAAGTATCTTAACTCCGGCGGCAGTGGATGAGTACGGAAACGTAGTTAGTCGTGCCACAGTAGATGTACCCCGTGGATGTTGCTTTACGGTTTCGATTGAACCCGTGAACGGAACAGTTAACGACCCGGCAACAACACCGACACCGTTGATTAACATAATTGACGGTAGCGTGTCTATCAGAAGAACGGCATAGAAAGGAGATACGAAATGCACGAACTAATCAATTTTGCGTGTGAGGAACTTGAGGAACTTGAACGCAAAGCCAAGGATAAGAAGATGTCTATGTCGGATGTCCAGTATGCCGATATGTTGGCACACATGAAAAAGAATCTTCTTGCGGCAGAAGGGATGACAGGATCATCACAGTATTACGGTGGATCTTACAATTCCTATGCAAGAATGGGACGTGACGGAGACAGTGACGGACGGTACAGCGAAGGCAACTTTCGTTATAGTCAGGATAGAGGGCGCAACTCCTACGAATACAGTAGAGACGACGCCGCACAGATGATGAGAAGCAGACTTGAATCTATGGCGAATGAACCTATGAGTGAAAACAACCGTCTTGCAATCATGGATTGTCTTAACAAAATTAAATAACGTGTTACAATGGGGCGTGTCGTATGATGCGCCCTAAAATCTTGCCAGTATTTTTTGCCACCTAACCCCGAAAGCCTTGAAAATACTGCGGTTTAAGGGACGGATATGCGGGTTCGAATCCCCCGTGTCTCATGCCCTTGAAACCCTTGAAAACACGCTATTTCAAGGGTTTTCTCTTTCTTAAAAGTTGCCAGTCCTCAAAAATAAAAGCAACGTATTTATGCGGTCTGCAACCACTTGTTGCAAAAATCTTGCCAGTAAAAATTGCCAGTCATGGGAAAATTATTGGACAGTATCAGACTTGCCGAAAAGACCATCCATAGCTTTGAATTGCATCTCTTTGTTTTTGTCACGAAGAGCATCACGATAGACCTTCTTTAAAACATAATCGGTCTTCCATCCACCCGCTTTCATAATATAAACGTCGGGAACACCGACAAGATGTGCATACGAAGCGTAATAGTGGCGTAAGTCATGAAGCGTGAACCGGGGCAAACCAAGCATATCCTGATATTTGTGAAGTGTTTTAACAAGCATGGGCGGTGTGCGGTCATAGATAACTCCCGCCTGATTTATTTCTTCAACAAGGGAATCCGGCAGATAGATTTCGCGGGTAGAATCTTCTGTCTTGTTATTATTCCTTATCATTAAGTGGTTTTCTTCATCGTATATTCGAGCCTTATCTATGCGCAGAATATTCCCCTTGATATCGTCTAGCGTTACTCCGCATATTTCAGAGCGTCTTAAACCGAGAATAGCAAGCTGAAAACCTATGTGATACGGAGTACCTTTTGAAGCATCCAGTATCATTTCCACTTCGTCCGTTATAGGCACTTCCCTTTGAGTTGATTTTCCTTGCGGTAACGTCGTAGTTAAATGTAAAGAAGGGCGAAACTCCCCCAGCACGGCAGAAATAAAACCATGCTGGTTCTTTACTGTTTTAGGAGAACGTCCTTTTGAATACCAACTTATTTCTTTTTGTACGTCGTTTTGAGTGATTTCATAAAGCAATTTTGCCTTAAACTCTTTTGACAGACAGCGCTTACATTTCTGATATCCGCCAAGAGTAGACGGGGAACAGACGCCACGCCTTGATTCTATATACCTATCGCAATACAGCTCAAAACTACCCTTATTCGCCCCATAATCGACGCTTTGATATCTTTCGGATAAAACTATCGTCACTTCCCGCTCATCGGGTATATGGTCAAAATAAAGGTCGTATCGCTTACCCATGCAAGTCTTACGAACCCTATATGAGTTTGTGGATATCTTCTCAACCTTCATTCTTCAATTCTGTAATATCGCTATTTATACTTCAATTTTTATTAAACTAGGAGCTTTCAATGACCTTCTATGAGTTCGAACAAATATATAATAATTCCACAGAAGAAGTCAGGGCTGAGATTGAAGAAACTTTACATATGCTTCAAACATACCCTGTTTCTCAGGAGAAAGACCCCTATATATTTCAAATAGTTCCTGAGTTTTTGAGTTAGCAATATATAAATCATGCAAATGTTCTTCGACATTACGCCCACGCAAGGTGTTAATATCGACGTTAAAAAAGTCAGCAATATTCTCTTCATCTTCGAATCTTGGTTGACGCTTGCCGCTTTCGTACATACCTATTGCACTTGGCGACATTCCGAGACGCGACGCAAGTTCTCTTTGTGAAAGGTGTTCTCTTTCGCGTAAATATTTCAGCATCGTAGCAAAATCAGCCATATTAACACCCCTTTTCGTATAATTCCATTATAAAGAAGAAGAAAAAAAGTTTCAAGAAAAATTTTCACAAAATGTGTTGACAGCGCTCACAAAGTGTGGTAAGGTATCATCATGTCAAGGCGCTCACAATATGTGGGCAGAAAAAAGAAAGGGGGTACAACATATTGGGCACAACCGTAGGCGACATTCTTAAAGAACTAAGATTAGCCAAGAAGAAAACAGTTCACGAAGCGGCACGAGATATCGGAATAACGCCGAGCGCGCTTTCCAATTATGAGAATAATATTCGAGTGCCACGTGATAGTATCAAGATAGCTATTTCTGACTACTACAAAAAACCGATACAGAAAATTTTTTACCCAAAATGCACACAGAGTGTGAGCGAAAGGGAGTGAAATGCCAAAGGTTTACTTAACAGAAAAAGACAGGCTGTGCGCTCGGTTGGCGAAATGGGTGTACGGGGAAATGAAAGTCCGACGGATAACTCAGACGAGCCTAGCCAAGAAGATGGACATATCCCATCAGGCATTAAGCCGAAAGCTACGAGAAGAAAGTTTTGATTATACGGACTTCGCGTTCTTCGTCAAGGAGTTTCAGCCGAGCGACAAGGAACTAAGAGAAATCATAGGAGTTTAAAGAAAAGGGGGAGCAAATGAAGGGGCAAACAAACAAGTTATACGTCGTGGGATGGTTTCTGACCATAATCGGTGGTACTGGTCTAGCGTGTATCGAAGTGGACTCGGACATACTGTTTTGGACTTACGCAATCACATTCTCCATCGGATTAGGGCTGTGTTTAGCGGGGTACGAAAAATGATGCCATTCGTTATAGGAGATAACTTCGTAAACTACGCACTACTGAAAGACCTAAAGAAAGCGCATAAAGCCGGGGTCTTCGAAGATTTTGGGGATGATTCGGAGCAAGAAGATAGGTGTATGTCGGAACTTGAACGCCGTATGGCGGCACTAGACGAGAAAGAAACCTACATTGCCGTAAAGACATTCGCCGAACATCACAGAGAGACAGTGATAAGAACGCTTGACTATTTGGATGAACAGACAAGGAAGGGGAGAAGAAATGAAATCAGTTGACGTATTCACAAAAGGGGAAAGAGTAAGGCTTGAATATGAGATAGATGGGATGTTCCTGAAAGACGACACCATCTACTACACATTGAAGAATCCGGCAAACGGAACTTACTTGAAAGACTGTGCGTTCACGGCAGATGAACTCATACCCGTTCAAGAGAAAGGAGAAGACTAATGGGTTTCACATTCGGGGGTTTGGAACATGACTATGACGTTTGGAGAACTACCCCGCCCGACGAACCCGAAAGCAAGTTTAGGTGTACTTGCTGTGGCGAAGAACTGTTCCCTGATGATGACTACTACGACATTGAAGGTGAACACTTCTGCAAGGACTGCGCGGAAGAATGGTTCGAAGAACAGCGCCACAAAGTAACGGAAGGGCAATGCTATGGGGAATGAGAGCTTCAAGAAGTCTCGGATAGGGGCGTGTTGCAAGGACTGTTCAGACCGACATCTAGCGTGTCACGACCATTGTGAGAAGTATAAAGTGGCAGTCAAGGAATGGAACGAGTTTAAAGATATCGTCAAGCAAAACAAAAAACCATCGGAACATGACCTATACCGCATAGAATCCATAAAAGCAATGAGAAAAAGGAGAAAGTGGCATGACGGGAAGAATTAAAAACTTCAACCCCAGCACGAGATACGGATTTATCACATCAGGCAATGAAGACTATCGGTTTCACTTTCAGGACTGGACATTAAGGTTGCCGCCCACGAAGGGACTAATCGTCGAGTTTGAACCATATCAGACGGAAAAGGGTTGGAGAGCAAGAGAAATCACAAGCTTATAAAAAGGAGAAAAAAATGGCAAATGAAGTTGCAGTTAAGTTTTCAGACAAGCTGACAGACAAGCTGATTAGCGTAGAGTCAGCATTACCAAAGGATTTCAACAGGGAACGATTTGTTCAGAATTGTTTAGCGGTTATGAACGAGAATCCCGGACTTGCAAAAATAAACCCCGCACAAGTAATACAGGGACTTTGTAAGGGCGCGTACCTAGGTTTGGACTTTATGAATAGGGAGTGTTACCTGATTCCCTACGGCAATTCGGTACAGTTTCAGACTGACTACAAAGGCGAAGTTAAGTTTACTAAGAAGTATTCTGTCAGAAAAATCAAAGATATATATGCAAAGGTTGTTAGGGAAGGCGACGAGTTTACAGAGGAAATAAAGGATGGACAGCCCTCAATCGACTTCAAGCCCTTGCCTTTTAACGGCGGAAATATTATCGGGGCGTTTGCGGTTGTCCTGTATAACGACGGCGGTATGTCCTACGAAACTATGTCGGTTGCTGACATCAATTCCGTTCGGAACAACTACTCCAAAGCATCACAGAGTAAAGCATGGAAAAACAGTTTTGATGAAATGTGCAAGAAGACTGTATTAAGGAGACTTTGTAAGCATATTGAGACAGACTTTGAATCAGTCGAAGCTCACAGCGCATGGGATGACGGCGCCGGTATGGACTTCTCGACACCTACAACGCCGGTTAATGACCCCGAAGAAGTGATAGATGTCTTTGAAGATGTTGCGGGAAATAAAGAAGTCGTAGAAGTAATCGAAGGAGAAGTAAATGCAGAAGAATGACGATTTTGTACTAACAGCGGATAACTACTATTCTTTGGAAGCCGACCACAGATATATGAGTGTTCATCAATACCTTGATTTTGTCGGGCATATGGGCGTTCAAGGATGCGAAAAGCGTGCAATGGCAAAACTCAGCGGAGAGTACGTCAAGGAAAAGACAACAGCGATGCTCGTAGGAAGTTATGTTGATAGTTACTTTGAAGGCACACTTGACGAGTTCAAGAAAGAAAACCCTGACATTTTCACTCAAAAAGGAGAGCTGAAAGCCGCATACAAACAGGCTGAAAAGATGATAGCACGAGCCGAGAAGGACGAGAAGTTTATGGCGTATATGTCCGGCGAAAAGCAAGTTATCATGACGGGCTATCTGTTCGGATGTGCATGGAAAATCAAGATGGACAGTTACATTCCCGACAAAGCAATCATCGATTTGAAGACATCAACCGACCTTCATAAGGCATGGAGAGTTCAGGACTACGGATTCGCAAACGTAGCGGAATACTGGGGCTACACACTTCAGTTGGCAGTCTATCAGAAGATAGTAGAAATAAATACGGGGAAGAAGTTGCCTTGTATACTTGCCTTCATAACGAAAGAAGATAGCCCCGAACTGAAACTGTGTTACATCGACCAAATGACATTAAACCATGCACTTAACGAGATTGAAATGAATATGTCATCAGTCCTGATGGTAAAGAACGGGGAAGTTGAGCCGATTCCGTGCGGAAAGTGCGACTACTGTAAGGCGACAGAACCGATAGAAGAAGTTATTAACATAGCAGATTTAATAGGGGAATAAGCATGATTACTGAATATTCTGACTACTGCATCATATGTGGAAAACCAAAGACGGAATCTCATCATTTGGTCTTCGGGAACGCCAAGAGACGATTAGCTGATACTGACGGACTGACAGCGCCTTTGTGTAGAGACTGTCATGAGAAGATGCACAACACAAAAGAAATGCAAGTCATGAGCCATATTGTCGGACAGCTCTTCTACGAGCGGAATATGTGTACCACAGGAATGAGCGTAGAAGACGCAAGAGAGCATTTCCGGCATCGTTATGGAGTCTCTTACCTATGAGACACAAAAGAGCGAATATGACCCCTTAACGGAAGTTATAGGGGCATATATAAGAAGGGTTTAGAATCCCGGCGAAAGCCAAAAGCAACTATCAATTTGCTTGGAAAATGTATCACAGCACTTACCAAAAGCCATGTTTACGCCCCCGCAAGGGGGCAGAAAGGAGCGGGAGTGATAAAAGAGCGCAAGCCTAAAGTGACGATAAGGGGCGAGTACTACGGAAACAGAACACTACCCTCGCTAAACGATTATATAGCCGAAATAGGCAAGCATCCGCAAGCGGGAAGTAGGTTTAAGGCTGACTATTCTAAGCCTATCATCAATGCAATCCGGCGATGCCTGAAAGGGTGGAAGGTAACGAATCCGCCCGTGATACTTCACTATAAGTTCTATGAGCGCAAAAAAGGGAAGCGGCGTGATGTCATGAACATCTTTTCGCTTGCTGATAAGTTTTTTGAAGATGCCTTGCAGACGGCGGGAGTTATTGAAAATGACAATCCTGACTGGATAGAGAACACAACACATGAGTTCGCATGGATAGAGGATGAGCCATACATCGAAATTGAAATCGAAGAAAGGGGTTAACTATGACACAGAAACAGAGAATATTAAGCGATTTAAAGAAGTGCAGAAGTGGTATCACACAGAAAAAGGCGTATGAGAAGTACGGAGTTCTCCGGCTTGCAGCTGTTATCCATGATTTACGCGACGAAGGTTACGACATTAAGACCGACATGATAGCTGTTAAGAATCGTTTTGACGACACTTGCTATGTCGCAAAGTACACACTGGAGAAATAAGCATGGCTGAGAGAAGGATGTTCGCAAAAACAATTATAGACAGTGACGCCTTTCTTGATATGCCCCTATCAGCACAAGCGCTGTATTTTCACTTGTCAATGAGAGCAGACGACGACGGTTTTGTTAATAACCCCAAGAAGATACAGCGCATGATAGGCGCTTCCGAAGACGACTATAAGATTTTGGTTGCAAAGAGCTTTGTCTTGCTGTTTGAGTCCGGCGTTATTGTTATCAAGCACTGGCGTATCAACAACTACATACGCGGAGACAGATATAAAGAGACGGTTTACACCGAAGAAAAGGAGCTTTTATCGGTCAAGGATAACGGGGCGTATACACTTGGTATACCAAATGGTAACCAAACGGTATACCAAGTGGATACACAGGTTAGGTTAGGTAAGGATAGTATAGGTAAGGTTAGTTTAGTAGAGGATATACCCCTGTCGGGGTCACACGACTTTGATAAGCACTCAAACACAACCAACTATCAATACATCAAAGAGTCAACACCTTTTACTGACGAGTATATAAACTACATAACCAACCATGTTGAACTTGATGAATGTGTAACGGCTTGGATGAAGTACAAGGACGAACGTAAACCAAAGAGTAGTAACCATTACGGAGAGACAGGACTTATTCAGTTGTTGAACAAGATATATAAACAAAGTCTTGAATATGGAACATCAGTCATTATCGGAGTGATTGAAGATTCCATGAGCAATAACTACCAAGGTATTGTTTGGGACAGGATAAAGAAGGGACAGCCACAAGCAAACACAATAGATTGGAGCAAGGTATGACAAGGGAGCAGACAGTTGATTTAGTAAGAAGCATCGTGAGTATATATCCAAACTGGAAGCCGGAGAACTTGACGGACACAGTTAATGCGTGGCATTGGGCGTTGGAAGAATATCCCGCCCCGGCTGTAAAGAGCGCATTACAGATATACGTCAGGACAAACAACACAGGATTCGCGCCAAGCGTGTCACAGCTGATAAGCGCAATGTATGAGCCGAAGAAGAATGACCAGCTTTCAGAAGGAGAAGCGTGGGCGATGGTTAAAAAGGCTATACAAGACGGGAACTACCACGCCGAAGAACGATTCAATGAGTTGCCCGAAATAGTACAAAGGGCGGTAGGCGGCGCAGGAATGATAAGACAATGGGCGCAGACGGATAGTGACGAAGTGAACACAGTTGTCATGTCGAACTTCCAAAGGTCGTACAGAGCGATTCTATCCAAACAGGATTTCAACGATAAAGTGCCGCCGCAGATAGCAGATACGCTAAAGGGGCTAACCGACAAGGTGTCAGAAAGGATGATTGAAGGATGACAGATATTTTTTACTTGGACTATCGGGATAACACAGCAAGGCACTTCACATCGTTCTCGGATGATGTGGCAAGGGCAATCGTTGAACTTGTTGAAGAAAAGAAAATGAAAGAACAAGACTACACAATAATTGATATTAACGGGGTAAGAAGCGATGAAAAGAGAAATAACGGGCATTGATTTTGGAAGATGGTTACATAATATGCGCCGGAAACGCAAGCTAAGGCAGACAGACTTGGCAAGGCTATCAAAATGTCATGAGACATCAATCAGTCGGTGGGAAACAGGGGATGCCACGCCGACACTTGAACAGGCTGAAAAGCTAGTGACGATACTAGGCGCGGAGCTGGTAATAAGGGAGAAGGGGTATGACGAAGGAGAAGATGATTGAAGCAATATCTAAGCAAGAGCCACGACCACCTATACGGCATGAGTTGGGCGGTGACATTTACTACACTTGCTACTGGATAGCTTGCGGAGAGACGCTATATCGGTGGATGAACTACTGCCCTAAATGTGGAAATAAAATAGATTGGAGTGAAGAAAACGAATGACGATTAAGGAACTGAAAGAAGCAATAAGCTCAATGAGAATCAAGAATCCCGAAGACATAGGAGACAAGTTTTTCAACAATGGGTTGGACTTTAGCCTAAAGATGATTGATGTGTATGCAAGGTTTCAAGAGCCGGAGTACCCATTAGGGAGAAACGACTATCAGGAGTGAGAGTGTTAAGGGCGCTCGGTAACGTAAACAGAATTATATAGCACAATTTACGAATATCTTACATCGGCAAATGTGAGCGCCCTTTTCACATATAAGGAGAACAGGATATGACAAGAGAAGAAAAGGTCAAAAATTTATTATCCGAACTCATTGATATGATAGATAACGGAAGTCAAAGAGATTTGGATAGAGCTGATGAAATAGGCACTTCTATAATCAAATTGTTTGAGCAAGAGCCGTGTGATGATGCGATAAGCCGTGATGCGGTAATGGATAAATTACATGAATATTTTGACCCATTAGAAGATGGAGAGGATATATGTCCTGCTGATATATATAGCGAAATACAAGCGTTACCGCCCGTCACACCAAAACCTATTGAGTGTGATGATGCAGTAAGCCGAATACTTAAAAGAATGTGGAATTATAGAGGTAAGCATACTACAAGCATTGATAAAGTTGCTATGGAACAGATTATCCGTGATGAGTTACCACCCGTCATGCAGAAGTCGGAATCAGTCACAGAGTTTGCCGACCGTTGCCGAGAATGTGGAAAAATGAGAAAAGGGCATTGGATTCATTTTGCTCAAAGTGATGATTGTTCAGAGTGCGGTTGGAGTACGGGAAAATATATAAGTCCTAGTAAGTATTGCCCTAACTGCGGTGCGAGGATGGAAAGAGAGGAGCAGATAGAGGAATCAATAAAACAAGAAGAATATGACAAAGCCTATGACGATTATTTAGCACTTGTGAATGCAGATATAAATCCGAGAATGGTTGAGCCACAGGAAAGTGAGGAGCAAAAAAATGAGTGCAAAAGAGGGTGTTCCATTTTACCACCTTAACGCTATACCACCGACATCAATACCTAACAGACCGTGTAATAATTGTGATTATTTTATACGGAAATATAGGACATCGGGAGTTTGTTGTAACAGTATTGTAGCGTGTGTTGACTGGAGTGGATTTAAAGCAAAGGGGAACAGCGATAAGGCAGAAAGTGAGGAATGAATATGGCAGATATAGAGTTAGTAGTTAAGATACCCGAAGAAATGTGGGAGAGAATAAAAGACGGATATGTTCCTCTTGGCATTAGTAAGTATTTGCAGAACGGCACACCGCTTCCAAAAGGACATGGAAGTTTGGTTGATGTTGATAACATTCAATTTATACAACTTGAAGATTCATTAACTGTATTAACTCACGCAAAAGGCGATGAAGTTGACTGGTACATTGAAGCACCGACAATCATAGAAGCAGATAAAGCAGAAAGTGAGGAATGATTATGAGTGGTGGAAGTTATAGCTACATATACAGCAAATTATCAGAAGAATGTGAAAACAGAATGTACGATGCTGAAATGAATGACCTTATAAAAGATTTATGTATTGTATTACATGATTTAGAGTGGTGGCAGAGTGCTGATTCATCAGAGGAGAAATATAGAAAAACATTAAATGCATTTAAGAAAAAATGGTTTAAGGGAAACAGAGAACAGAGATTAAAAGAATATATTGACGAACAGATAAGTATTGTGAGAAGTCAATTATATTCCTTGATAGGTGAGCCACAGGAAAGTGAGGAAGTATGACACGCACATTCAGTTATAGTTTTGACGAAACGTTGACAAAAATAGAGGAGATTTCTCGATTGCAGAGGGAATACACAGAGCAGACACTTGCAGAAATCATTACTAAATATGATTTTGTTGTTGGCTCAAAAGAGTGCAAGTGCAAGTTAATGGAAGTATTACCAGAGGGAGCAAATATTATATGTTCTCCTTATATCGAAAGTCCGACAATGATTTATGCAATTAAAAAGTTTAACATAACGGATTTATTGATTGGGCCACAGGAAGATGAGGGTAAGAGATGAACGTATATTGTGTAATGCGTGAAGAAGCAAGAACAGATTTAGACCATGTAGTTTATGCCACAACAAACAAAGATGATGCTGAAAGATTTGCGCATGACTATGATTTTATTGATTATAACGGAAATCCAAATATCGAGGTATTGGATGTGGCAGAAAGTGAGGAATGAAAGGAGCAGGGAGTATGAGTGACGGATTTATAGCGGTATTAGGGAAGGGATTCTTAGCCGGGGCAATAACAACACTAATAATAATGGGGGTATGTAGCAATGAAAGAACTGATAAGAGAAAACATGGGAATGATTATCACACTATTAGTCGTATTCGTGTCAGGGATGGGAATAGGCGGTGCGATAACGGACGTAATCAACGACTGGAATCCGAAATCAAAGAACAAGCCAAAAGATTGAACGTGAAGATAGGGGGATAACGATGGACACACCGAGAGAGATAGCAAGGGATGAATGGTGGCAAGCTCATCTGTACGGATGTGAAACTTGCAGATATGCTAAACGTGGCAAGACGGGGAAGTATTATTGCGATAACGAGAATGCCGTGGGTTATGGGATGGATGCAGAAGATATTTATAGTTGCGATGAATGGAGTGAACGATGAGAATATTACTAGGGATGCCGTGCGTACATGAAATACCGACTAAGACTGTCGGAAGCCTCTTAATGACTGCTCAGAAGGGGTATATAGAGCCTTTATTGGCAGAAGGCTCACTCATATACGATTCAAGGGATTATATAGCTCATTTTGCCGTAGAAAACGATTATGACTATGTTCTGTATGCCGATTCAGACATGATTTTCACTAGGGAAGATGTTGAAAGGCTCTTAGCCCACAAGGTTGGGATATGCTCAGGACTTTATGTTACAAGGCGTGGAGAGAACAAGAACGTGGCTTATACTAAGGTTATCAAGCGCCGGAGATTCCCATACCGAGCGCCCAAGTTAATCAACGATACGGAGACATCGGGATTTGGTCATATATCCGCTTGTGGGTTCGGTTTCGTGCTTATCAAGACTTCGGTGCTAAAAACTATGTTCAAGTATTATAAGTCCTTATTTGAGCCATTTAAGGGCGTAGGAGAAGATATTGCGTTCTGCCTTAGAGCTAGACGTTGTGGGTACTATACATTTGTTGATAGGGATGTTAAACTAGGTCACATAGGAGAAAGGGTATATCAATGACAAACGAAGAGATTAACAATTTAGAAACAAGAGATTATATATTCAAGATAGGCGATAGGGGAAAAGGCATACAAGCACGTTATGACGAGAACACAGATGCCCTTATCTTTCCGAGAGCGGCATTTGATTATGTTTTCGAATTGTTAAAAGAAGAACTAGAGCAAAAGTAGAAGACAAGGCGTGAAAAAGCCCCCGTCAGCCATGAGAGAACCGACAGGGGCGCAACCACACGCTATATTATATCAATACGCTTCCTGAGATTCAAGAAGTAAGTCATCCATAAGCTCGTTGTAGGCTTCTTTTATCTGTTTCAAGCTTGCGGTAACGATTCCGGCGTCGCTGTCTCCAAACTTAGCCCACTTATCCATATCTGCCTGTCCGTGATAAACCTTTGATTTTGTTGTGATGTTATTCATAGTTATTCTCCTTTCAAAGTCCAGTAATAGATTACAAAATTCTTGTAACGGATGTCGCCCACAAAAAACTCCATGTAGTGAGCGTTTCGCCCTTGCTTTTTCAGTGTGTCAATAATGCGCTCAGCCTTGTCTCGCGTGTTGACTTCCACGGATTCGAGTAACTTCATGCCTGTTCTCCCTTCTATTCTTTCAATTTGCACTTATCCAGTCATACCATGCGGAAAAGGATTCCCATGTTTCACGACGGGTTTTATAACGCTTACCGCGTCCCTTGCGACGTGGCGGTAAGCCCGCACGCCTACGCTCGTTATTCGTAAACAGTGGTTTTTTGCTATAGTCAAACTGTTTCATACCCTTGCCCCCTTCCACCATGCGCTCGTGACGATATCATTCGAGAAGATAATCTCATCAAGTGCGTCGGTTATGTACTTTTTCACGTCTTCAAGGTTAAAATTACGCATATCGGATTCGTCAATGCTTATCTCATCCGCGGGGGTTGTCCCGTCGGGGTCTATCTTGATAAGCTTGATAAACTTAACGAAAAACTCAGCGTATTCTTCATCCTGTGCAGTTATTAAATAATCAATCGCTTCATTCATTCCCATGATTCTATCCTTCTTTCTCGTTTAAATAGTCAACTTGTTCCTTTGCTAGCTCGTAACAATCCGCCTTTGTGGCAAGTGCCGCCCCGTGCAAGCCAAAACGCTTGTTTTCGGACTGATAATCGGCGTGCCATCGTCCCATGACGCAATAACAAACTATGTTTTTATACTTGTATTTCTTCATCGCCGTGTCCTTTCTATGCTTGCAATTCTTCAATCGTTTCGAGTAAATACATGATAACGGGTATCGGGTCGTCCTTTATTGATTCCGCTATCGTTTCGGGGGTCGCGTCTTCATTACGCGCGCCCCACGGGTCTATGTCATATATTCGCTGTGCGATGCTCATTATGTCGTCCATGTTTAGCCCCTTTCTAGTAGCGTGTAACGTCTTCAATACTTGCAACGACCCAAGAAAACTTGTCGTCCTTCTCGTCTATATAGGACTTTGCGGCGTCGATAATCTTCTTGTATGCGTCAAAGTAGTTGCCGTTGTTAATTGATGCGTCAAAAGTTTCGTCCTGTCCTGTCTTTATGTTCTTTATAGTCACTTCAAAATACCAAAACATAGTCGTTGTCCTTTCCGCCCGTCATGCCGTTAGCTCAGCGATATAATCAATTTATGCGTTAAGGATATACTCAGCGGCTTTCTCAGCCTGTGCTGATGCCCAAACTATCATCTTGGGGTCATTCTTTAAGGCTTTAAGCCAACCTTGAAGGTATGCGACCGAGTTATCAAAGCACTTTTCGTTATCAAGTCCTGCCGTGTTACTCAAAAAACATGAGCCGATTTCGGCAACAAGTTCTTCTTTGCTGTATTCCTTGCCGCCTTTAGCAGCTTGCTTTCCGTCGTGTTTGCGGTTGCAACGGCTCTCTTTAAGTGTCGAGTGCGTAAGCTCGTGAAAAGTCGTGCTATAGTATTCTTCGACGATATCAAACTGTGAGATATCCGGCACAACAACAAGGTCTTGGAGCGGTGAGTAGTAAGCGCGGTCACTTCCCTTTATCACTTGAAACTTCGGCGCGTCGGCGCTGTTAATATACTTCGTGATGATGTTCTCGGCTTCTTGTATGGGGTCGTGTTCATTCTTTGTCATTTCGTCCTTCGTCCATGTGTGCTTGGGCGTAAGACCGTCAACTTGTGTAAGTATATTAAAAACAGTGTAGTATCTGAGCGCATACGTTGTTATCATAATCGGCTTGCCGTCCTCATCAACACAAGGCTCATTAGTTACGCGGTTAACACGCTGTTTTGTTTCAACTATCCATCCGGCAACTATCTGCCCGTGTTCGCCCTTCTTAACCTTGCCGCCGTCTTTCTTAATCTGATTGAATGTAGCAAATTCGCCTGGCTGAAAGCCTAAAAGCATTTGATTCATAAAGTTATAACGCTTGCCGTTGCTGTATGAGTACGCCGGAAACAGGGCGCTCATGTTCTCACAGTGGAAGTCGTCAACGTGCCAAGGCTTAATCCAAGGGATGATGCCCTGCTCCATCTTCTTAGTTATCTGTTCTGTGATGATTTCGTAGCTTGTTTTCTTCATAGTGTTGTCCTCTCTCATGTATTGTTAGTGGTTGCGGCTTGTCTCATCAGTCAGAAGGTTGCCAACCTACCTGAGACGCCCGAAGGCGTTTCGACTTTTACCATTCATTGTTTCGAAACTTGCGTATCAAGTCGTTTCTGTCCGTTCCTGTGATGCTAGCGCGATACAGTCCGTCAATCAAAATACGCCCGCTTGCATACGGCGGGAGAACGGCGTCCCCCGCGTATTCATAGTCAAGGATAAGTGCCGCAAATGCGCGGCTGTCTATACATTCGTTGATATTTCTCATAGTGCAGCCCCCTTCCTTTTTAAGCTTGCCAGCCTTCTTCTTCGTCGTAATACTCGACCCAAATGTTTTCAACAGTCGGGTCATTCCTAAGATTTTTGAGCGCTTCCTGATGTTCGCTCGATGTAAGGCACTCGATTGCACCCGTGCCGTAGTTGTCTTCAAAGTGGATTCTAGTTTTTTCCATGTTCGTACCTTCCTTTGCGTGTGGTTAATAGGTTGCGCTCACACTTTTAAGGGCTTGCGACCTTCACGCGCTCAGCGTGGCGTGTTTACAACCTTTGAAGTCCTATCTACTTTTTCAAGTGGGGCGATGCGGGTTATAATCTCTGACCTTATAACGCGGTGATTGATGCCTGTCACTATTTCGCTTTAGGGCTTGACTTGGTGCGCTTGATGCGTCACTTCTCCGTCGGTGCTTTATGCGGTTGTGTCGGCGGTGTTGCTTGCCTTGTGATGCCATACTAACACGGGGTAAGCGTCTAGCGCAAGACGGAATAATTCACAAAATGAGTGCCGGACTTTTGTGCAAAATGTCTAGCGCTATACGTTGCATAAATATAAGTATATAGCACTAGACAAGGGACAGAAAAAAGTGTATAATGCTAGACATGGACAAGGAAAAGAGAAACGCCCGACAAAGAAGATACCAAGACACAAAGGACAGAATTAACTTTGTAATGGATAAAGGGACTAAAGAAAAGATAAACACCGCGGCGGCGCTCGATGGGATAAGCGCGGCGGAGTGGTTGAGACAGGCGATACAAGAAAAACTAGACAAGTGATACAAGAACGATGAGCGGCGTGTTACCCGTAAAAGGTAGCGCGTCTTTTTATTTGCGGGAGACAGGATGCAAGAAGAAAAGAAAACAGAAAAATCCATATATCAACAAGTCGTAGACGGGGACGTTGAGCCGACAGGACGACAAAAAGGGTGGCTCAATCTCGAAAAGCGTGTGCCGCTCAATAAGATGACGCCCGAAAAGCGGCGGGAGATATGCACGAAGGGCGCGGAAGCCGTGAACAAGCTACACGGGGAAAAGAAAACGGCGCGGGAGTCGCTCGAGAAGATTTTGACATTGAAAGTCACGCCCGAAATATTAGCGGGGGCGGATGTTCCCGACGAGATAGCCGAACGTCTAAAGCGGGACAACCCCAACGCTACATTATACGACCTTATCAACCTTGTCGCAGTTGGTCGCGCAGTTAGCGGGAGCGTGAGCGCTATGACCTTTATAAGAGACACGCACGGGGATAAACCGATAGAGCGCGTAGAAGTGACGGAAAACATCACGACAGACGCCGACAGGGAATTGATGCGAAGTATCGCGGAAAGGCTCGAACGGGGCGACGTGCAAGTGGTAAAGGATATAACGGACGACAGCGGGAACGGCTGAAAAAGCGCATAAAATCGCTAACTGTTCGGAAAAGGTATCTTTCACGAATAGTTGCCAAATGCCTACAAACCCAGCAACGGCAAGGGCTTGCGGCACTTTCGGGAACGGGAAACGGGACAGCACGCGTGTATTTTTAGCAAGAATTTATACATATGGACTGTTTAAATTATTTAAATATCCATACATTTTATTGATTCATACACACGCATCCGCACGCACACACGCACCCCCACCCCGTGGGACGCGCCGGCGCTCCGCAGGGAACCCTATACTCCCTCAGAAAAATTTTATGTTCAAAACAGTCGCTTTAGCGGACTAAAGTATTTAGCAAAAATAGTGTGAGAGTGTCAAAAAATACGGGGGAGTATTCAAGTTTAGGGCATGGTAAACGCAAATATTACGAAAATGTTACAAAAATCGTTCGCTTACGCGAAGAAAGGAAGAGGAGTATGAAACCATTAGTAGCAAATAACGGAAGACAGATTAACGAACAGGAGCTTATGCAGATGTTTGGTATAGGGAGAATGGGCCTTGGGAATATCGACCTATATAACAGACCCCAGTTCAGAAACATGGATGGCTCGGTGTCAACAGTACGGAGCATGAGTTTTAATGACGGCAACGGGGAGATACTTGTTCCGACAATCGCCTTTGATGATGCCGGAAAGCCGTATGCCATGTCAGATGATGAAGCGATAAACAGATACTACAACACCGGGGAATACCTTGGGAAGTTTAAGACTATTGACCAAGCAAACGATTACGCCGCAAGACTTCACAAACAGCAGGAGCATATCTACCGATGAAGATACAGCACGATGATTTAGATGCCATAGAGTTGATAAAGGATATCAAGAAGGAAATGAACGACATCCGGCAACTGATAGCGGCGCTGGAGTATGTTGTTTATCGGTGTGATGAGAGGGTGGAGATAAACTTTTTTGAAAGGGGAGAGCATGACAAGGAAGGAAGCAAAAAATGAATTAAGACCGATAAAGGAGCTTGATAAGGATATCCGCTCATATGAGATGGAGATAGAGCGGTTGATGACGATAGCGACGAAGATGACACCGAGTTATGATTCCGACAAAGTAAGTACGGCATATCGGAACAAGGTAGAGGAAGCCGTGATTAAGTTGGAAGAGTACCGGGCTAAGTTGGCAAGGGCGATGATAAAGAGCATTGATTATAAAAATCGGTGTTTGAACAAGATAGCCCTGATAGAGCCGAAGTCGTTACAGAAGTTCTTGATATATTACTACTATCAGGACAAGACAGTAGAAGAGATATCGGAGCTGATAGACCGCACTCCAAGATGGACATACGAATTATTTTGCACGGCGCTGGACGAATATGCGAAACTTTCTTGAAAAAATGCGATTACTTCATAGTAATTCATAAAAAATACTCTTATTATGCTAGGTGGAATAAAGACAGTACTTTTTTCATTTTGCAAAGCTTCTCCTGAAGAAGGGCGTCCACTAGGGCGTCCTTTGGTGTTTTATGACTTTAGAGAATTATAATCCGGCACAACTTAGGGAAATCGAATATGACTATTGCCGAGAACATCTTGAATATTTCGTAGAGAAGTACGGACATATCGAAGATAAGGACGCAGATGTTCTGATTCAGCCCTTTAGGTTGTGGGAAGAACAGAGAAGTGCATTAAGACAGTTCAGAGACAATAAGCTGAACGTGATATTGAAAGCAAGGCAGTTAGGGATAACGTGGCTTGTTCTTCATTATGCCCTTTGGAAGCTCATAAAACCCGGTCGAACAGTCATAGGACTTTCGAGAACCGAAGATGAAGCACAGGAATTAGTCAGGCGAATGTCTGTAATTCTTGATAATATGCGCGAATTATTTTCGCCGAAGAACGACCAACCAATCAACTGGACAAACGCATACTGGGAAAACACGTCCCTTATCCTGACGATTCACTTCCCAAATCAACCCGATTCAGTCTTTAAGTGTTTTCCTAGCTCCCCAAACGCGGCAAGGTCGTTCACGGCGGATTTAATAGTATTCGACGAATGGGCGTTCCAGCAGTTCGCCGAAGACATATGGAAAGCCGGATTCCCGACAATCAACCGACCTAGTGGCGGTCAGGTAGTTGGGTTATCCACAATAGAGCGTGGTTCGTTCTTTGAAAAGGTATTCACAGACCCCGATAACGGATTTAACAAGATTTTTATTCCGTGGAGCGCTGACCCTAGACGGGATGAAGCGTGGTACGAGAACACAAAGCGTACTATGGGGGACATGATAACCCAAGAATACCCCGCTACGATAGAAGAAGCCTTAACAGTACCCGGTGGTTCGTTCTTCCCCGAAGTAAAACGGGAGACTCACTTGGTCAATGAAGAGCTTGAAGGGAAATTAACCCGTTATGTAGCCCTTGACTATGGACTTGATATGCTTTCGGCGCATTGGATTCAGGTCGATACGAAGGGAAACGCCCAAGTTTACCGGGAATATGACGCTCCTGACAAGACAATCGGGGCGGCGTGTGACATTTTGCGGTCAATGTCGGGCGATGAAAAGATACAATATTGGCTTGCACCTTCTGATTTATGGTCAAGAAGTCAGGAAACGGGAAAATCTAGGGCGATTTTGTTCTCAGAGAACGGAATTACCCTTACAAAAACATCGAGAGACTTCCCGGCAGGGTGTTCATCCATGAAAGAGTGGTTAAAACCCATCGGAGAACACGCTAGATTGACGATTTTAGACGGGTGCGCGCCTAACCTATACAGATGTTTGCAGAAAATCCAAAAGGACAAGAAACGCCCTAATGTGTACGCTAAAGACCCGCATGATTTAACTCATGATGTGGACTCATTAAGGTCATTTTGCGTTTGGTGGGTAAGAAGTCCTGAGATTGACTACGAGAGTATAGAGACGAAACAGCACGCGTCTATTCTTGAAGACATAGAAAACGCAAGTGCAGAAGATAGGGAATACTTGTTAGCGAAGTATGGAGAACCCATATGAGGTTGAAGACATTTATGGATAAGGTCAAAAAGTCAGTAGCACCTACACCCGAAGACAAAAAGCGTGATAAGTGGCGTGGAAAACTCGAAAACGCCCGCATTGCGTACTCACATACCCTTAAAGAGATAGCGAAGAACCAAGCTGTCTATGAAGGGACTAGGGAAGTCAATGGAAACCCTAACACGAATATAGCGGCAAAGGATGTTTCTGTAAATGTCCGTAATATCGCCTATGAATTGATTGAATCTCAGGTGGATTCTTCTATTCCGATGCCGAAGGTTACAGCGCTCCACGAAGGAGACGAAGAACTGGCTCGGTCAATAGAGAAAGCCTTAGTGAATAAGGTTAAGATGCTCAAGCTTTCCATCATAAATGACCAAATGGAGAGAATAGTTCCCGTGCAGGGCGGCGATTTCTTCATTGTTGAGTGGGACAATAATCTTGGTTTGCACTCAAATTACGGCGATGTTGACGTAAAAGAGATGCTCCCGAAACAAGTAATACCCCAGCCGGGCGTTTCAAAGATACAAGAGATGGACTACATCTTTGTGCAGACTGCGCAGACTAAAGATGCGGTCAAGAAGAAGTATCACGTTGATGTTCAGGACGCCCACGAAGAATATAAGGATATAAGGGGCGCAGAAGGCGAATCAGGGCTTGATACGGATATAGTCACAGTAAATACTGCCTACTACAAGAAAGACGGCAAAATAGGGCGTTTCGTGTGGTGTGACGACTATACCCTTGAAGACCTTGAAGATTATCAGGCGCGGATAACAAGAAAGTGTAAGAAGTGCGGATATGTCACGGAAGAAAAGGTATGCCCTGAGTGTGGTTCTAAGTCCTTTGAAGAGACGCCGGACGAGATTCAGGAGATAAGAAGACCCATTATGAGAGAAGACGGCATAGACCCGATGACAGGGATGCCTATGCAAGTTTCCGCAGAAGAAGTTATAGAGATAGAGTATTACAAGCCTAATTGTTTCCCTTTGGTCGTAAGAAAGAACGTATCAAAGGCTAATTCGCTTTTAGGCTTTTCTGATGTCAAGGTCATAGAAGACCAGCAAGACCTTATCAAAAAAGTAGGTTCTAAGGCGGCTGAGAAGACTTTAAAGGGCGGTTCGATAGTTACCTTACCCCGTGGTGTAAAAGTCGAAACAACGGACAAGGAGCTTAAAATAGCCCGCCTTGATGACCCACAGCAGAAGTCTATGATTGATATTCTCAATATGCAGGTCAACATCAATCAGGATATGCAGATGATAAACAAGGCTTATGAAGATGCCCGTTCTACTTTGGGTATCACGGATGCCTTTCAGGGTAAATATGACCCGTCAGCGGTTTCAGGTACGGCTAAGCAGTATTCAATCAATCAGGCGGCAGGACGACTTGAAAGTAAGCGTGTCATGAAGAACGACGCCTTTGCCAATCTTTACGAGCTTATGTTCAAGTTTTGGCTGGCATACTCGGATGACCCGTTGCCTATTACTGGTAATGGAATAAACGGACAGCAGGACTTCGCGGTACTTGATAAGTCAGACTTTATCAAGCAGGATGCCGCCGGGGAATACTACTGGAATGACGAGTTCATGTTCGAGACAGACCCGACATCCACGATGATGGCTAACCGCGAAGCGATGTGGCAACAGATTGACATGAAACTCCAGTCAGGTGCTTTCGGACAGTTAGGCTCTTTGGAGACTATGAGACTGTATTGGAGTCTTATGGAGAAGAACCATTATCCGAACGCCGGAGATGTTCTTAGTCAGATAGAGATGATGTTGGCAGAACAACAGCAGATGGCGGCGCAGATGCCGCAGATGGGAGTAGAGAATGAAATGCCCGCAATGCCAAGTGGAAATGAGAATATTCCGGTCGCGTAACGTCTTAGAAAATGACGATGACCCGAACGTAGAGACAAGACTATTTCGAGAACTCGAATTAACGTGTTTAAACAAGGATTGCTCAAACTACAACACAGTAGTCGAGACGATTCGGGACGAATTACCCATAGGCTAAAGAAAGCACCCATAGAGGTGCTTTTTTAGTGCATAGATTCCGCAAACAACAGCGTAAAAATGAAAGGAAAATTGAATATGGTAAAGAAAAATCTTCTTGTCCTTGACTTACAGACATTCGCAGATGAAGAAGTCGTGGACACAGGCGAAAACGAAGTAGAGACAGCCGCCGAGTCTCAGGAAGAAACGGAAGCAGACGAAGAAGTTGAAACAGGCGAAACAGATGGAGACGCCGAGCCACAGCCACAGTCAGCCGAAGAAAACGCACGTTACGCCGCAATCAGACGTAGGGCGGAAGAAGACGCCAAACGAAAGTATGACGCTTCAATAAACCAGCTCAATCAGAGAGTGGCGGCAATGTGTCAGGGCGTTACACATCCTATCACGGGACAGCCTATCACGAATGTAAACGACTACATGGATGCCCTTGCTATTCAGCAGAGACAAGCCAACGAACAGGAGTTGCAGGAGAAAGGCGTTGACCCGCAGTTAATCGACAGGATGATAGCGCAGAACCCTATTGTTATGGAAGCACAGCAAGTAATTGAGCAGAACAAGCTCATGAACGCCGATGCTCAGATACAAAGGGATTTAGCCGAGATTTCGAAGTATGACCCGAACATAAAGGGCATAAACGATTTAGCGGCATTACCCAACTTCCAAGAAATACTTGACCGGGTTAGTAGGGGTGCAAACCTTGTGGACGCATACAAGATGGTCAACTTTGACAACTTTATGCAACACACTAACGAAGCGGCAAGACAGCAAGCTATCAACCAGATGCGCGGGAAAAACCACTTGGCTACGCAGTCGCAGAACGTGGCTACGGAAGACGACGTTGTGGAAGTACCGCAAGAGATTATGGCTCGTTACAAGGAAGAAGGAAAGACAGAAAAACAGATACGCGAACTTTATAAGAAGGTCGCAAGCAAACTTAACTTGAATTAAGGGGGAAAAAGATATGGCATTTGAGTTTATCAGGTCAGAGAATGACGCCGCTCCTATCGAGAAAGAAATAATCGCTACGAACGGCACAACTTACGCTCATGGTTGCCTTCTTGCATATGGTTCAGCAGGAACAGCAACCGCAGTTTCGGGAACAGTAGTTCCTGAGTTCGTTTACGCAGGTAAGACCATTACCGCCAAGACAGGTGATGTTCTTGCAGTTATTCCCGTACTTCCTGAGTACGAGTTTGAGACAGTCTTCACGGGGGACGCTTCTGCTGTAAAGACGGGTGCAAAGGTTACAACTGATGGTGTTCAGGCTACGGCTACGACCACAAGCGGAGTATTCCAGCTTCTTGCTCCCGGCGGTGTAAGCGGTTCTAAGGCTGTTGGTAGGTTCGCATAATAAATAAGGGGGATAAAGATTATGGCAGTAATGTTTTCTAAGCACGGCGGTCAGAATGACGAAGCGTGGAAAGTAATTGACACCGAGTTATCAATGGTAATTCAGGACACAGATACAGAGAAGAACAAGGACGATGAGCTGGTAAAGGCTCTTTACAACGTCAAGACATCTAAGAAGTTCGGTGAGAAACAGGGTTCAATGACCGAGTTCGGAAACTTCGAAGAAGTAACAGAAGGCGACAACGGTATTCAGGATGATTACTCAATGGGATTCTCGAAGCTTATCGAGCATCATCAGTTCATCAAGACATTCCTTTGCACAAGAGAAGCAAGAGACGACGGCAACATCGACCTGATGAAGCAGACAGCGGCTAACTTTGTTCGTGCATACAAGAGAAGTCGTGCGCAGTACGCTTCCGATGCGCTTGTAGCTGAAGGTTCAACATTCATCTATGGCGGCAAGTCTTATGACAAGACGACTGGAGATGGAAAGGGACTTTTCGCAACAGACCATCCCGGAAAGAAGACGGGTGTTCCCGTACAGTCAAACGTATTCACAAATGCGTTTGGTAATGACGTTACGATGCTCTACACTCTTGCTAACATCGGACGTAACTTCAAGAACCAGTCGGGTAACGTAATGGGTTACACATTTGACACGATTGTCATTCCCGGTAACGCTCCGAGACTTGAGGAACTCATCAAGAGAATCCTTGGTTCAGACCAGCTGGTAGGTTCAAACTACAACGATATCAATACTCAGAAGGGTATTTGGAAACTCGTTGTTGACCACAGATGGGAAGCGGCAAGCGGAACAGAGCCTTACATTCTCATGAGTTCAGAAGCACAGAGAGACCTTAACGCTGGTGTATTCTTCGACAGAGTACCGCTTGACGTTTCTAACGAGGTTCTGAATAAGAGCCGCAACCTTGAGTGGAGCGGTTACGCAAGATGGAGCGCGGGCTTTAATAATTGGGCGGCTTACATTCTTGGCGGCGCACAGGCAGGAACGACACTTTCATAAGGGGGATTCGCATGATACCTAAAGGACTTAAAGTAGGTGACACGTTTAAAGACGGGAATATGACCTACGAAGTAACTAAGGTTGTCGGCGAGAATTACGAGAGCAGATGGGTGGGGGCAACTCCACCCGAAACTCTTGTAGAGCCGATAGAGACTAAAGAAAATCTCAATGAAGATTATTCTTCTATGCAGTACGCACAGCTTAAAAAGTTATGCGCTGAAAGAGGACTTGATGCAACCGGGAAGAAAGACGACCTTGTTGCAAGATTAAAGGGGTAAAGAATGAGTACATGGTATGACCTTAAATTAGCCGTTTTGCAGAAGATGTTTGCGGCGGACAATGCAATTATAATGGATGAGTCCACTATGGGCTACATTTACGCTATGCCGCATTGCGCGAACGAAGGTTTATCCCTACTCGCCACGGCAGGGAAGTTCATCACTAAAGAAGCGAAGATAACGCAGATGGACATTCCTAATCTCATACCCGATGAAACCGCCAACAACATCCATGAGTTTTCGGACACCTACTCATATCAGGCTGATGAAGGTCAGTCATACTATTTTGAGTGTTCGGGACTTGGAACTTGTGATATCGAAGTTGACGGCACAATCATAGATACCATTACCCTTAATGACAAAAACTATAAAGTCTACAAAGGACTTTTCTCAAACATCAACAAGAAACCTGTTAAGTTCACGTTCACAACTTCATATCCTATGGCTATAAAGAACGTGGCTATTTACAGAGAGACATTTGCGGATGCAGATGACGTTGTGCCGTTTACCGACAAGGTTAAGTATGACATGACGAAGATTGCAGACGACTTCTTTATGATTGACCCTCAAGGTATTTACTACGAAGGGGCATATCAAAAATATCTCCAAACATCAGACTTTTATCAGGAAGGGACAAAGACGCTCGTATTAGATAGGGACATGATAGGCTCGTTTACTATCTATTATCGCGCATATCCCGTTCAATTAACGAACGACACATTGGATGAATACGAGTTACCTATTGACCCCGAAGTATATGCCTTATTGCCGTTATATATGGCGTCACAGCTATATAAGGACGATGACAATGGTATTGCCACGGCATACAGAAATGAGTTTGAAGTTGGATTCGAAAGGCTTGTAAATAGTGCCAACTTGTCGGCATACGAACAGTTTACAAGCGATAGTGGGTGGATTTAATGGCTGTTTCTTTTAGAGTTCCGGCTAGTCCGAAAAGAAATATATTCAATATGGACAACTTTCTCGGTGTTGACCTGACTAATTCGGGTTCTAGCATCGAGGAAACAAGAAGTCCTAATGCCGAGAACATGGTGCGTTTCGTGCCGGGGAAAGTGCGTAAACGTATGGGTTACGATAAAGACGCTCTTTTCGGCAAGGACATAAACGTGAATTGTGTCAAAGGGACATCGGCTGTTGAGCGACAGATTGTTGTAAAAATAGAAGATTCGGGTCAATGGTTTAAAATCTACGATATGGCTCGTACCATCAGAAGTAAGGACGGAAACCCTTACGACGTCTACTACGAGTTCGACTACAATACAACAGAAAAGATGTGGATGAGTAGTCCTAGTGTTGAAATCCCTTCAAGTGACGGAGAATGGGCACACTTTAGTTTTGTCCGTAACATGACGGCTACGGATGTTGTGACGAACATTTCTATATGGTCAGCGGCGGGGAAAGCGCAGAATATCTACATAAAGAATCTTTCTGTAATGTACGGCAAGGATGCTTCCTATGAGTGGAGTCCCGCCCCTACATACTTTGTCGAGAGAGCAAACAACGACCCCGTGTATGGCGTCCATGTAGGAAAGACGGGTACATTTGAAGGAAATAGAGTAGTAAATGTAAACAGAGTATTGCAGACAACCCAGTCGTTCGAAACGTATTCCGTGACTACTTCGTGGCAACAGATTAAAAACCTTGCGGAACACATCTATATTGGAGTCAGGCTATACATTGAATTTGATTACAGGCTGACAGGCGACCCAGTAACAATATGGGGTGGCGGTGCTACCTTTGGTAAATTGACAGCCACGGCGACCACTCAGCATTTTAGCAAGAGTTCAATAAGTGGCGGTTCGAACTACTACAACGGTACAGTTCAAATAAAAAGTGATGGGACTTCCACGCTAGAGATAAGCCGACTTTCTATAATGTATCAGGTTGACGAAACAACCTATGACTGGTCTGCCGCGCCTGAAGACAACGGAGAAACATTCCCCATCGAAGACATCTACCTTGTTGGTTCTAAGAATTATGCAACATCAGAATCATATGATGTGGGTCATCAGGCGGATAGTACAACACATATACTCGATGAACAGCTAACAATCGGAGATAGTACGTCTAAGGTGGAAGGATATGCGCATATATCTTTTGACCTTCATACAGCAACATCATTTACAAACTTATTAAATAAGATTGAGGTTTGGCTGGTAAATCAGAATAATACAGGGGTCAAGATTGACGAGTCAACGGAGAACTACAACAGCAAACACTTCGAGGCATATATTCCAACAGCGGCAAATGCGACTGGTTACATAACACGCATAGGAGTGGTTTACCATTTCAATAGCGGAGCCCCGACTTGCTGGACATATGTTTCAAACATAAAGGTAAACGAAGTAACGCCCCGTTCATCTTATGATATATCTCCCAAATGGTACATATACCATGTTGGAACAGACTTTTATTTAAGGGCAAGCAATTCAAAGGACTTCACAAAAGTTTACGATAATGCTAATCAGCATTTGAGCAAATCGTGGCAGTTCAACAAGAGCCTTTATATCCTTGATGGTAAGGATATTTACTCATATGCGATAGGTGATGAAACTGTTTCTCCGATAGGAGAAGAAAACGGATATATCCCAACCCTTACGATAGCAAAATCTCCTAATGGCGGGGGTGTTTCTTACGAACCCTTAAATATGCTCCAACCGGGATTCTATGAGACGTTCCAAAGCGACGGAAGTCCCATATATCAGTTATCGTTTGGAAACCTTGATTCTACGCCTGTCAAAGTATGGGTAATGAATCAATCAGGTGGATGGGATGAAAAGGTTGAAGGAACAGATTTTAACGTCAATAGAGGTGCGGGATTTGTTGACCTTTATAATGCGCCTTCTGCTCCGGCTCTTACTGGCGAAGACGATGTAAAGATACTAGCATACAGAACAGTACCGGGTTACAGAGAGAGAATAACCAAGTGTACCAATGGTACGTTGTTTGGAGTGGGCGGTGCAGAAGACCGCCTATTTTTGACAGGTAATCCCGATTATCCTAACTGGGACTTTTACTCGGAACAGTACAATCCGTCATACTTCCCTGATACGGGGTATTCAGCACTCGGCTCGGAGCAGTCGGCTATTGTCGGATATGCCCTTGTAAATAACTACCTTGCGGCTTTCAAGGACGGGTTTGATACTTCACAGTCCGTCTTTATTCGAGAAGGCGATTTGGTTGTTAAACAGCAGAAGATAGGGGATGCGACATATGAAGTCTCAGAACCAGCCTTCAAGCTGATAAATACCCTGCAAGGAAATGGGGTTATTGCTCCGTATGCGTTTGGATATTTGACAACAGAACCATTATTCCTTACGAAGTCGGGAATATACGCAATCACGGCGCAGGATATCACGGGGGAGAAATATTCTCAGAACAGGTCATTCTACCTTAATGGGGAACTGACAAAGGAAAGCAATCTTGAAGATGCCGTAGCAACGACCTTCAACGATATGTATATCCTTGCGATAAACAATCAGCTCTACATTCTTGACGGACTTCAAGCAACGAGAACAGATAGGTCTGAGCCTTATTCGACAAGGCAGTATGTTGGATTCCATTGCATCAATGTTCCGGCAATATGCCTTTGGACGAATGATGATACGTTGTGGTTCGGCACGGGAGATGGCAAGGTCTGTCGATTTAAGACCGATGTGGAAGACCCTGAGAGTTACAACGATGATGGTAAAGAGATTTACTGTTGTTGGGAAACTCCCGACCTTGATGGGAAACTGTTCTACAAGAACAAGACTTTCAGATACTTCGCAATCAGAATGATGAAAGTCCTGAGAACATCCGTAAAGCTCTACTCAGAGAAGTTGGGCGCATGGAGTTTCATTAAGGAAGATAAGACCGCAGGACTTACATTTGACTTTGAAAACGTGGATTTCGAAGCGTTCTCGTTCAGTACAGATAGGTCTGAAAAGGTTGTTCATACTAAAGTTAGGGTTAAGAAGGTAGATAAGGCTCGGTTTAGGGTTGAAAACAACAAACTAAACGAGCCGTTTGGTTTAATTGACTTAGCTCTTGAATACATCGAGAGCGGAAACTATAAGGGGTAACGATATGCCATTCACAAGGATTTCAAATGCACAGCTCAATTCAAGGGGCGCAACGACATTACCTAACCAACCACAGATAAGTGCGGCGGCGTTAAAGCAGGAGTTTGATGCTCCTGCTAAGAACATCGTCGCTCCGGCGGTTAATAACCTAATGGACGAGTTGGAAGCGTCAACAAGTGCCAATAGCTTGGGTGCGGTAGCACCTACTGGAAGAACAGGAACTACTGTCCAGGGTGTTCTTAATTCTATATCATCAGACCTTGGAAACGTGGAAACACAGTCGCACGCACACCCTAACAAGGCGGTCATAGATAAGTTCGATGACACAGGAACAGGACTTACATATGATGGAAACCCGGTAGGTGCGGTCACGTCAGTCAATAATAAGACGGGAGCGGTAAGTCTTGCGGCATCGGATGTCGGGGCATTACCTTCGACAACATCAATCCCGACAAAGACAAGCGACCTGACGAACGATAGCAACTTTGTAGCGGATGCAAGTTATGTTCATACGGACAATAACTATGATGCAACGGCAAAGGCTATTGTTGATGGAGCTACGGCGGCTATCAATGCAAAGTCCACAGTATCGTGGAATCAGATAGATACTACGGGGACGAAGATTGCGGAAATCACTATTGACGGCGTAAAGACAGACGTGAAAGCCACGGGTGGCGGTAGTGCGGATGCGTACAAAACCATAACATCGGGCGGTCAGTCTTTTGTTGCGAGTGGAGCAGACGAGTTCAAGATAAACGCTGGTTCGAATGTAACCATTACGCCATTGCAGAATGACAAAGGTATTCAGATATCGGCGGCTGGCGGCGGTCAGTCAACAGGCGATATGCTGATGAATGATTATGACCGCTCAGGGGATGTGAAATCTGCATCAAGTACGGGTAACGGCATAAAAGATTTTGTTGCCGCAGAGATAAACAAACTCGATGTATCGGATAGTGTGGTATCGGGACAGTATGTATCAGCCGTGTCGGAGACAGACGGAAAGATAAGCGTAACGAGAGCAAGTCTGCCGACAGTCCCGACAAAGGTATCAGACCTTACGAACGATAGCGGATATCAGACGGCAAGTGACGTAGCAACGGCAATATCGGGCAAGGAAGATAAATCGGCTCTTAAAGATTTAGCATATATCGACATAGACGGACAGAGTTCTACAAAGGTATTGCAGGGCGATGGAACGTGGGTAAACCCTTCGGCTGGTCACACAATGATAAACAATGCGACCTACTTGCCGACGATGGTAGCGAACTCGACGGACGCAACGGACGATAAGGTAGCAAGTACCTACGCGATAAGTAATTGGAGCAATGCCGAGATAACGACTTTAATAGCGCATATAGATAGCGGCGATGACACAGTAGGCGTGTGGAATGACGCATGGAAAACCGACGGAATAAGGACGGGTTGGGTATGGCACGAATGTCTGTACGATATAGTATCGGATAATGAAGTAGAAATCTCGATAGACTTTGATGTGTCGGGAGAAGAAGTAGTCGGACTATACGCATACCGAGTTGACGATAGCGTATCGCAGACAATAGATAGTCAGACAGTAAACGGTGGTGCAATAGCAATCAAGTTGACTTCCCCAATACAGAATGCAAGTGGAGTAGACGTAGCAATAAATCTCAAGCGTCAACGTACCAACCTTGTTACTAACCCGACAATACTTTCATAGGAGATACGATTATGGCAATGACAGAAATGAATTATATGAGTGGCGGGGGCGGTGATTTAGTTTTTACCGATACGGGTGTAAGTAGTTTAGCGTCTTATACTATACCCGATAATCACAAAGGTATGCTTATCATTTTATATAGGGCAGGCTCAGACCCGTGGCTTAAACTAAATGGAACAGATGTTACCGCAATAAAGCAAACAACAGTAAGTGGCGGTGCAAGAGTTTGGGTGTATGAGATTAATGATGTTAAGTCGGGGCAAGTCATCACATCAGATTATACAAATCTTGCTTATGCGGGATTTATTGACAATTAACATCTTTGGTTATATCGCATACCACAACCCACGAAAGGAGAACCGATGATATACATAGAAACAGACGGGGTTAAATACCCGATAGAGAAGTTCCAAGTATTCAAGACACAGTTTGGGAATGACGGGATAAGGATATACGGAGAAGTACCCATCACGGACGGATTTAGGATATACGTTGACGATGAGTTAATCGCAGACAAGTCCGACTTCAAATATCTGTACCGAGAAGATGACGTGTGCAAGGAGTACACAAAGGTGGAAGAAACGCCTATCCCGACCGAGAGTTATGCGATGGGCGATATACCCGTAAACCCTATTCAGCGACAGATAAGTGCATTGAATAAGCGGATAAGCGACATTACGCCTTACACACAGACCAAGTACGGATATTACGGGGAATCCGAAAAGGTATTTTACGGAGTACCGAGTGGAAACGTCACAGTATTTTGCGATGTTGATAATACAATCACACGCATTGAAGATAGGCTTATAGTCAAATTTGCTGACAAGTTGGCAGACACAGTTGAGATAACAATAATGGTTCAGTAACGAAAGGAGAAAAGATATGAAATACGCAGTAATTCAGCAGATTAACGGAGCATATGAAGTAAAGTATGAGGGAGAAAATCTCGACAGCATGAAGTATAACTACCATAACTGGCTTTCACTTCTCTACAACGACACGGGTGCGGTTAAAGGTGTTGTTAAACTCGTTGACGAAAACCTTGACGTTGTTGATGGTTGTGTGGAGTTCATCAACAAGCCCGCTAAAGCATAAGGAGATAATCTATGGCTAAAGTAGAGATTAAGATGGGTGAAATCGGTGGCGTCGATTGCGGATTATTAAGCAAACAAGAAAAATATGCGTTTGCGGGGTCGGTCACTATGAATAAAGACTATAAGATGATTATATGTCTTTGGGATTATAGATACATGACAAACTTTCCCTTATTGTTTAATGGAAGTGCAAGTAGTTGGGACGCAACGGTTAATGAAATCCCCGTAACATTTACAGAACCAGCCATGACAAGTGATGGAAAAGTTGGGTGTTTTGTAAAATATAATGTCAAAAATGGCGATGTTATAAGTCAATCAAATTCATCATTCGCGTCTTGGTTTTTGTATTTTGAGTAACCCCTTTACTAAACGGAAAGCGAAATAAAATGGGAGATATAGGATTCATTTTCGGATATACGATTGTCGGGGCATTTTTGCTTGGTGCGGTGGTCGGATATTTCATTGAGAAGATAGGAGATAAGATATGTTTCAAAGAGCATTAGCAGTAGGTGGCGGGGGTGGCGGTCAATTAAGTACACCTCAATTAGTATCTGTTCCGCCTAGCGGAGCAACAATGTCGGCAAACGTAACTGCAAGGATTTTTGTTCTAAACCTAGAAGTAGGAGAAGTTGTAATTTGGGAAAATGGCAGTTTGACGTACCGTATCGTAGGTTCAAGTTATACTCCGAATCCTGCTCCATCAAGTACAAATATTTATCCAAGTTATAGCGGAAACACAATAACTCTTAACTCGAATAGTAGTGCAACAAGGTCTGTTTGGGTTGTATATGAATAACCCCTTTACTAAAATCAAACTCGCATTTTGTTTGAGTTTTGATGTTTGGATTTTGAGTTTTTGAGTTTTATAAACCCCTTTGAAACATATGAGTGAAAAAGCAAAAGAACAATATGAATTACTTCTCGAACTTCTTGACTTATGCGAGATTTATTATGACGAGCAAGAGTTTGAGGATAGAAAAGAGGAGTATATCGCATTCTGAAACGAGGTAAAAATATGTGTAAAAATTGTAAAGACGCACCGTCAACATATGAGGAATATTGCATGAAATCCGCTTGCCCCGATGCTTATACTGAAAAAGCAAGGTATTGTGGGAATAATAAGAAAAACGAGGCGGAATTAGAGAAATACAAAAACGCTCTTGATGTGGCGTGTGGTTTGATAAATGGCGATGTTTTTTATGGCTATGACACAGACAAGATATATTCCGAGATAATGGAGAAAGACGGGGCGTGTTGCTCAAACGATTATAGGGATTTTATCCTCGATAATCTTGATTTTTTATTACATGGACAAACAGAATTGCGCTAACTGAAACGTAAGCGAAATAAGGAGTAATTAGTATGAGTAGTCCTTGTAATAATTGCGGTGCAGATTTTAGGGTTTGTACGGAGTGTGATTTTCACAATGGCAAGTATATCGAAAAATCTGTTATTGATGATATTAAGGCAGAGATAGAGCAGACAGTAAACGAAGAAGCAGACGAGGTAAAATGGTCAAGAGGTTTGCATTATGCCTTGAAAATCATCGACAAGCACATTGAATGAAACGAAAGCGCAACAAGAATGAACCCCACAAGCCTCTTAACAATGCGTAACATGTGGGGTAGTTTTGAAGATTTTGGCATCCTTCGGGGTGCTTTTTTGATGGGAGAATAATATGACTCAGACAATAACGTTTCAGGCACTTCTCCAAATGTGTGCCTTAATAATGGGAATATGGGGGTTTTATAAAGCCATTATGGAAATAATACACGCTATAACCGCAAGGCACGACAAAGAGCAATCATGGAGTAAACAGCACGAAGAAATGTCAGAGAAATATGACAAAGCGATAGTAGACCTTAACAAGAAGATTGACGAAAATCAGATTGACGTAGAAGCAAAGATACAGGAAGTAAGAGCAGAACAGGAAATACTTACGGAATGTATGTTCGCTACGCTTGACGGACTTCATCAGCTAGGCTGCAACGGCAAGGTCACAGAAGCAAGGGCGATGTTGGACCAGTATTTGATAAAGAGGGCGCATGATTGAAAAAAATTGATATAACCACAGATAAGGCACTCGTCTTTTCGGCAACCATGATAATCGTATTTACGATAGTTATGGTTGTTTTATTTTGCAAATATCAGACAGTTCCCGATGCGCTGATTGTGGGATTTTTCGGGACGTTTGGTCTTGAAGGCGGGTATTGTGCATTTATCCACAAGACGAAAAAAGAACATAAGGGGGTAGAAGAAGATGACGTGGTTGGCTGAAAATTGGTATTACATAGTATTTATCCTATTAGCGGTGTGCGTAGTGTGTTACGGTATCACGGCGGGCAAGGTAAAGGAATGGTTGAAGTGGGCTGTGCTTGTTGCCGAACAGGAGTTAGGTAGCGGAACAGGACAGGCTAAACTTCATATGGTTTACGATATGTTTGTCGAGAAGTTTCCGGCGATTGCGTCAGTGCTTCCGTTTACTATCTTCTCCCAGTGGGTAGACCTTGCGCTTGAATGGATGAGAGAACAGCTTGAGAAGAATGAGAATATCAAACTGATTATTGAGGGGTAAGATATGGCAACGATTGAAACCTTAAACTTCATAGGGCAGATAGCCCCGTTGATTGTAGCGGAAGGCAAAAAGCGGGGATATAAAATCTTCTCGACTGTCATAGCGCAAGCAATCATAGAATCGAATAGCGGCAAGAGTAAACTAAGTCAGCCGCCTAACTACAATTACTTTGGTATTAAATGCGGTTCGGCATGGCTTAAACAGGGCAAACCCTACGTCTCGATGAAAACTAAAGAGGAATACACCGTAGGGAATTTAACCACGATAACAGACGCTTTTCGGAAGTATTCAAGCATGGCGGACGGGGTAAGCGGATATTATGATTTTATCTCCGCAAAGAGATACGCTAATCTAAAAACCGCTACAACCTATCGAATGTATGCGGAATACTTGAAAGCAGACGGCTATGCGACTTCATCAACCTATGTGAACACCTTATGTCGTACTGTTGAAAGTTACAACTTGCAGATTTATGACACCGGGGAATTACTTTCACAATGGCAAGTTGGCAAAACGTACACAACACAGCAAGACTTGAACATCCGGCAAGAGCCGAACGGCGATACAGTTCCGTATAATCAGCTTACGGCAGACGCAAAGAAACATGCTTTTATTAGCCCAAATGGAAATTCCGTCCTTAAACGGGGTACAAGGGTTACTGTTAAGGCGATTAAATCCACGGGTACATCTACTTGGTTACAGATTCCTAGCGGTTGGATTTGTGGTAAGAACAGCAAAAACACATACGTTATATAAGGGGGTATAGAAATGGCAAACAAAGGCTCAACAAAAGTAGGTTATGTACCAACCAGCGTACCGACTGGTTCATACGGCAACTACTACATCAAGAACGGGGTTGTATCACAGAATGGAACAAATGTAGGATATCCCACTTCAGTAGGTGGCTCTTCTTCGTACACGCCTACTACTACGAGAACAACAGCGTCTAGCGCATCGAAAAGCACTAGGTCATCGGGCGGCTCTTCAAGTAGTTCTGCATCGTCGTCAAACACGGCTAACGCATATAACGCTCTTTTAGCCGCATATCAGGGACAGAGAAACAGTTATGACGAATACCTTAGGCAGATGCGTGAAGCGGCTCAGAACGCTTATGACAGGGGCATGGGTGCATTGAATAGTGCATATGACAGTCAGATGTCTTCTCTTCGTGGCAACCTTGACGAGACGAGAAACCAGCTTACTAATCAGTACAATCGTTCAAGGGATAGCATAAGTCAGGATGCAGAAAACTCATTGAGACAGGCATACATAAACAGAATGCTTTCTCAGAGAAATCTCGGACAGCAGATGTCGGCACAGGGACTTACTGGTGGAGCGTCAGAAACCACGATGGCAAATATGCTTAATAACTATGGTAATGCCCGAAACAACATCAATACCACGATGAACAACAACCTTTCGAACCTTGAAGGGAATTATTCAGATAATCTGTCTCAGGCGATGCAAGCGTACAATTCAGCCGTGGCAAGTGCAAACTTGGCGAAAGCGCAACAGGCAATGTCGCTTGAAAACGCTCTTGCAAACAATCAGATATCCGCACTCGGAGATTATCAGAGCCTTTTACAGAGAGATAATCAGAACTATCTTGACCTTCTTAAAGCGGCTATTCAGAATGGGGCATCGTTCTCATTTGACCCGACAGCGGCTAATAATGCGGTTCAGGCGGTAGCGGTTCAACAGGCGGCTAATCCGACACTTACAAACAATTATCAGGCTATTCAGGAGCTTATGAACAATGCTCAGAGTACACCGGGAGTTAATGCACCGGGTATGACAGTCATAAATCCGGCAACACAGGGTAACTATTTGGCACAGATTCTTTCGCAGTTAAGGGGGTAAATTATGGCAAAGGTAAAGAATTATTCAAGCAAAGACGAAAGCATCAAATCGGTATGGAACAATAAAGGCGACAATAGATACGGCTTTGTGTCACGAGACAGAGTACCCGACTCAAGAGTTGACTCTCGGTGGCAGACAAGATATGGCGCGGGTGTTGATAACCTTCCGTTAAGCGGTTATAACGAGCGCTCAATAAATACACCTTTAGGAACAATAGACTACGGCAACGACCAAGACACGGCTTTTGCAGGGTTTACCCCTAATGTAAGTAGAACAAGGGACTATTATACAAATGGTAGCGGTCAGCCGTGGCACTTGGACTATGCTACTTTAGGTGCTAATAGCGACAGAGCGCTTAACGTAGGGACATACGGAAATCCCGTTGACCCTACATACTTTGCTACTGCGTTCATGGGTGGAGACAGAAATTATATTCCCGACTTCGACAGGACGTTTAACACGCCGCTTGGAAATCTTCAACTTTCAAGAAATACCGAAGAGCCTAACTCGGTATCGGCAGATTTTACACCTAACTACTACCTTCAGGCACTTGCAAACCTTTTAAGGAGATAAAATGGCTCGAAAGAGAAAAGAACAGGACGAGTTCAGAAACAAAACATACAACGGGGGCGGTATTGGTTATAGCCAAGACGCCCTCGATGCTTTAATGAGGGGGAACTATCGTGAGTTCTCCGGCAACAGACAGGCACAGTATCGCACTTCGCAGGAGCAGACACAACAGGCTAAAAGTCTGCCTAAACTTAATGGCATTTCTATACCTTCTTCGGACGCTTGGGAAAGCAATTTCAGTAAGAATAAATCGAATATTGATACTGATAGGGCAAGGAAAAAGTATGCCGAAAATTATACGCCTAGCAGTAATGACGTTCAGACAAACGATGAAAATTACGTTGTCAAGAGAGATAGATATGCAAAGCTGATGTCTAATGGACGCCTTGCGAATGATATCAAGACTCTTGCGGAAGTCATCTATAATAATGCAAATCAAGACGCTACTGTTTCGCAGGAATGGGCTGATACTATCGGAGCAAAGGGAATTACTGGCGGCTATACCAAAGACCAGTTTATCAAAATGCTTGGAAGAAGGTACGACCTTACACCGAAAGAATTAAACGATATGGCGTTGACGTTTCATTCTGATGCGAACAAAAAGGACGTCGCGCAGTATGGACAGCAGTTACAGGAGATAGGAGAAAAGCACCCTGTTCTTGCGTCTGCCGGTTCTTTAGTGGGAACGCTAGGTAGTGGCATTGAAGGTATGTATAACACAGTTGTTGGCGGCATTACTGGCGATGACAGATACCTTTCTAATATGTTTTCAACTACGAAGAAGAGTCCCCGCGAAGGCGTGAAGAAGAATATTCAGTCAGACACAGGAAAAACTGTTTATGATATCGGTATGGGTATAGGCGACATGGCGGCTGGCGCGGCGGCTGGAAGTGCGCCTGTTATTCTTGCTGGGAATACCGCAAACGAAGCGCAGGAATCCGCTATGAAACGTGGTTCAAGTGTCCGTCGTTCGTCGATTTACGGTGGGCTTGCGGGCGTTGCGGACTATGTTACAAACACTATCGGACTTGATAAAGCGAAAGACCTTGCCGTTGAGAGTATAAAGAAAACAGGAATTAAAGAATTTCTCAAAAAGAGTGCTATCGCCGGACTCGGAGAAGCAAAGGAGAATATCTATCAAGACCTTGCTCAGTCCGCCCTTGATGCACTTATCAACGGCGAAAATGCCGAATTAGCACTTTCATTTAAGAACAAACTTGATAGCGGAATGGAAGAAGGTAAGGCTCTTGGAGACGTTGTTAAAGAGTACATCGGTCAGCTTGGTTTCTCAGGGGCACTTGGTTTTGGTATGGGTTCGGCAATGCAAGCGGGCAAGTCAACGCTTCCACATTTGCCGGGGATGATAGCCGACAAGTGGGCTGATGCAAAGATGTCAAGCTTATATGCGGTTGACCCAAACATCAGAGCAATTCTATTCCCGGAAGAACTTGGACAGGCGAAGGAAAAGGTCAAAAAGAACAATACACAGATAAAGGCACTTGAGAACGAGATAAAGATTATCGAAAATGACCCCAAGAACCAGTATCGGGGTAATCTCAAGAAGTCTGCAAAAGCCGATATTGAGCAGAGAAAGGCTCAGATTAAGGAACTAAAACAGGATAACAAGGTTACTAATCGTCAAATTAACGGAGAACCTACACCCATTATCGAACAGTTAGACGAGCGAAGTGCGTCTTCTATCAATGACTTCAAAAAAGAAGTCAGGAAAATCGGTAGTATGTGGGGTGGAGAGAACGGAAAACAGCTTGCAAAAGATGTTAATGACGCACTAGATAGGTACATTGAGTCGGGAAGTCGTGAAGACCTTGCAGACTTTAGGGAAAAACTCTATACGTTACATGATGGCGCAACGGAAGAATACACTTCCAAGAACGGCAATGTGTCAAGATATTCGGATTATTACGGAGATAGAGAGTTTGGCATATATGAAGACCTTGCAAGTGGCAATTCGCTTTTAAATAAGGCACTTAGAGAAGTTGATAATCTTCGTAACGCAGGGCAGACTACGCCCGATGTTGAGCCGGCTAATAACGTACCGCCTGAGAATACAACAAGTGATAATGGCGCTAGCGGTTATGAACCGCCCTTAGTTACAGAGCCGGAAAGAACCGATGCCACAGGAATATCTAGGGTAGTCACAAGAGCCGCCGTAGATGCTGATGTGCTTACGGAATATAACATAGAATCCGACCCGACAATTCAGGAAATCGCTAAATATGCGAAGGCAAATAACGAGTTGACGTTT